AAACTGATATACAGAAACAACAACTTAAGAATCTTGAACTGGATTGGCATTTTGCCAGATTAAAGCATTGTGGTGAGAAGAAGATAGCTGGAATACGTTTTAAGAAAGACAGTCCTTATTATGATCTTTGCTCTGATATTGAAATAACACCTCGTGCAGGTCAGGTGTTACCTCATACTCATAAATTAAAGCAGTAGACAAGTACGGGTAAACTTGCCTACCTAGACACCTTATTCTTCGCCAAGATAAATAAGGTTTTTTTATTCTACTTTATCTTTTTTCTTTGTGAGCTTTTTAACGATATTTTTTACTAGCGGTTTGATGATATTAAGAAGTAGTGGACTACTGGCAGCAACCAAGCCAATAAAAGCAGTAGATACAAGGCTAGAAATCGCTGGTATGTACTGATCCTTGAATGGGACGTCTTCATAGATAGTGATACATCTAGTCCCATCTTCGCTTTTTTCATGGCCGATAACACGTTCCAATCGTTTTTCGTTACGAAAGTCTCCTACTCTTTGATCTTTTGAACCAGGGCAGGGAACTATCTTTATATCTTCTTTCTTCTTTGGAATGTCTGGTTTTACTTCTTTTGGTTTAGGGACTTCATTATTCTCAACTCTTTTTTCTTGTTCTTTATTTTCAACAATCTCTATTTTTCTTCTGTCATATAACATGGGTTGAAATGTAGGCATAGAACCATAAGGACAGGAAATAGTTGTCCCTGTTGGATCGTCATCATATAACGCAGTATTTTTAGGACTTGCATCCCTATGATATTTTACACATCCAGGTAATTTTATAGATGGCGGTGGTACGTTTAATACTTGATAAGGAGTATGTAATGGTATATTTATTTTTATTTCTGGTATAGAAATCTCAGGAATATCAATCGAAGGCATCTCTTTTTTTTAATACTTCTACATCCGAATAACATTTGGGGCAAGTTAAAGAAGTACGCACAGAATATTCTTCATACAAAATTGGATGCATACTTTCATCAAGGTCAATACTATCTCCTGTTATCAGCTCTGTATTACACCAAAAACAATTCACTTTTTAAATGGTATTGGTAATGATGGCCCTGTCATTTCTGGTAGTTCTTGATCTAAAACTTTTGGCATAAGTCCTTGGACATTACCCAAGACCTCGTTCATCATCTTGGCCTTAAACTGTTCGCTGGTCACATACTTAAATGTAAAAAAGCCACCGCCTAGTATTCCCAATACTAGAACTGTAGATAAGATGGAAAGATAGTTACAGATTTTTTGAAACATGATGAAAGATGCCCTAATTAAAGCAAGCGTACCGATAACATTTATGGTACTTTTCCTGATTATAGGATTAGCACCGCTTTATGTCATGTATGGAATTATTGACAGAAATATCCCTGTAAAAACTAAGTAGCTGGTTCGTCTGGTTTTAAAATATCTTCACAAGCATCAATACCACCTTGTAATTGTAGTATTTTTTGTTTGCATTGCTCTAAAATTTTCTGAGCATTATTATATGTTTCTCCAATTTTAGTAAGTTCTGATTTTAATGCTTCTAATTTTTGTGCTGGATCAATAGCCATTAAATTAATTTATATTTATCCAATAGTACAACTAAACTGTTGGATTGTAAGGGTCATCAGGATATTGTGTCATGTTGAACTTAACAAAAATACCATCAGAGTCATAAGTTTCACCGTAAAGAGTAACTAACGCTGCGGTATTTGCACAACCATTTATTTCAGCTTTGCGTGTTTCATAAGCTGTGCGTATTCCATCTCGATAAGTAATAATTGCTGAATCCATAGCTGTACCTTTTTCTGCTTTTCTAACAACTTGCCAATCATATTTACTTAAAAGACTATACATCATTACTTTTTCTTCGCTAAGTAAATTTGACTTTACTCCAGCATAATTGTATTCAACTCCTTCTACAGTTTCAGTTACATCTGTAAGACTTTTAGCAGTTCCATCTGACTGATAAAATCTTGAATCATAATAGGTAGGTTCTGCAACCCATGAAATATTTAAAGATGTTCTTTCATCAGCAGTTGATAACCTTAACCAATTAGCTGGATAATTTATATCCCCAATAGTAAATGGAATGTCTAAAGATAAAGTAGTTCCGTCTGAAAGTTGATAACCCATAATTTTATTTTACACAGCGTTTGAATATTTTAAAGGGTGGCTTGCAAAAGCTATATATACATATTGTATATTATTATTATTTGACCCTTCATTTGTTTGTCTCCATTTTATTCCATTTGAACAAAAATCTATGTCAATATTGCTATTATTAGACACTTCAGCACCAGCACTTTCAGCAGCCAAACTAGAATTATTTGGATTGTCAGGTTCTCTCTGATTATCTCGAATAAACCATTGACCACCATTTTGACTGACGTTTTTATACATAACCCATGCTGGTTTAAATCCTAATGGCACAAAAGGCCCATCATTATTACCATTTCCATGATAAAAGCCCATCTGACTAAAACCGGGAATATCTGTCCAAGCAAAAGCTATTGCTGCACCTTGATTTGTCATTCCAAACCCTAAATTAACCACCGAACTTGTAGGAAGTTGATTATTCCAAACAGCCGTTCCTGTACTCCATGCATTAGAAGATAAATTTTCCCATCTATTTGGCCCTACCCCAGAATGATAAACAACCCAATGAGTTCCATTAAAACTTTTAGACATTATCCATTTTGGAGGAGCATTTAGACCATGACCAATAGTGGCAGTTCCGCTTGTATGGTAAGTAAAAGTAAAAATGCTAAAGCCAGCAGTTTGATTTGCACTAACTTGCGTTGTTATTGATCCATTTGTATCAGCGGAAGTAGAAGATCCACCACCATCCCAATTCCATGCTGCATAAGTGTTCCCATTTTCATTTGTTTCTCCAGCATCTACAACTCTAAAACCATTACTAAGAAAAGCATTTATAGCACCACTACTTGAGGTTTCATTACCTGTTGTACTTGTTCTTAAAGATTTACCAGCACCACGAACTGTATTAGCTAAATTATGATTATCACTACCATTTCTTTTCTTGACCCAAACCAAATCAGGAGAAAAATCTAAGCCAGTAATATCTTGAGAACTACCTGTACCTGTATAAAGAATAGTATTTAAATACTTTGCTGGTAATTTTATAGATGGGTCAGGTAATTCACTAGCAGATAATTTTTTATATCCTGTTGGAATACTATAAGCAAAGTCTCTTTGTCCAAAATTTGCATATCCTTGACCATTTTCTCCATTAAAATAAGGACAATAATAAGTACCACTTACATAAGTAATTTGATTACTAGCATTAGGTGTTATACCGTTTGAGCCTGTGGATGGATTACCACTTCCATAATAAGTTCCATTTTTATGAAAGTAAAACTTAAAATTATCAGCATCAAAAGCGACTCCAATAATATCTCCATTACCGATACTGCTTGGAGAACTTCCTGTGAATCCATACCAAAATCCTCTGCTGTCATAAGCCATTCCACCGGGGAAACTTCCAGAACTATTTAAACCAACATCTCCTCCGTTGTAATTTAAGTTATGCTCTGCGGTTGCAAAACCAGCTTGTACTAAACCGCTAGTTTTCCTAAATTCAAAATACCACTTGCCAGAATTGATAGGAAAAGTACCTCTTGCAGGGCCAAAATTATTTGAGTGCCTTCTAAATTTTAAGTTACCATCTTCTACTTCCGTACTACCTCTCCAATGATCGTTTTGGTTTATGGTGCAATGATTATTTGTAGGGCTATCAATAAATGAATCATTATTTATACCACCATCTGATGTAGAAACACTAAAACTATTAGCCGACCAATTATTACTTAAACCACTTACGTCATTTCCTAAATTACTTGTAGAAGAATTATCTTCAAAATCTAAATAAAAACTTGTTCCAGAGAACGATCCAGTATATTCTATTGGAACGTATTGATTAGTTGAAGCTTTTGTTTCTGCAAAGTTGGTAGGATCAAGTGCTTGACCATCTAGGAAATAAAACTCTGCCATATATCCGTAATATGGGTATCTGAATCTTCTAGATTCATGTCCAATAACCATTGGATAACCATTATTTATATAGTTATTCTCGCCAGAACTAGGATAACTAGAACTATTTAAATCAGTTTGCAGTTCTCCATTGATAAAAAGTTTTATTCTATTTGAACTTGTACTGTTTCCAGAATCGTAGATATATACAATATGATACCAACTAGCCGTATCTCTAATTCGATGATTACATTTGACATTATATCTTTGTGAATTACTGTTTATAAAAGCATAAGCAAACAACCTATCACTAGCATCAATCCCAAATTGATGAATATCAGCACCACCGGGATGATTACCGCCAGCAGCAGAAACAAGCATGGTATGAGAACCTAATCTAGCTCTTTTTAACCATACGCTAATAGTAAATTTCTGTGAATTACCATTTGGACTTTTACTAAAATACCCTCCATTAAATCTAAGACTTCTTTCTATTTCATAAGTATCTTCCCCTGCTGCACTAGCCCCTGCTCTAATCGTGTCGAATAAAGCCATTTATTTTACATCCAAAGTAACAAC